TCAGATAATGCCTGCCGTACCTATTCTTACAGGCCGCAACGCGGTACGCCAAACGCTCTCATTGTTTTTGGCTAATCCCAAAATTCAAAATGTTAATCAGGTTTTTACATCTTTCCCAAAGATCATCAACTACCAGGTAAACGCTGAACCAGGGCAAGCCACAAGAGCGGCAGTTGTTGTTTACATTGCTGATGAGTATGAAACCCGTTTGGCTATTGGTGGGGCAACTAATGGTTGGAAGCGTGTGGATTACACCGTAATTGTTCAAATTTTCTGCATTTCTTTTCATAGAGAGGCAGAAGATGTTATGACTGACTTTGACACAATCGTTGATAACATCAAAGAGCGCTTGAGGTCAGATCATAACTTTGGCGATCCAACAGGTAATTTAGTTTGGCAAGGTGCAGAGCCAGTTATTCAGGCCCGCTATGGAGAACCTTCTACTGAAAAAGAAGGCGTTACAGAAATCTTTGCTGAGATACAATTTCCAGTGACACAGATGATCCAGGCATAAGGAGCATGATGAAGTACAAATACAACGGAACTGATGAACGCGTGTTCCCTAGCATTGGGAAAACTGTGAAACCTGGTGATGAGTTTGACGCACCTGAAGGGTTTGTTGCAGTAGATGTAATTTCTGCAAGCGCAAAGCCATCAGTTACAGAACCAACAAAACCAACAGAACCAACAACAACCGTGTCTGCCGCGTCAGACAAGAAACTAGGAGCGTGAAATAATGTCTGTTCAACAGTCCGTACGCTCGTACCTGGGAATTGCTAAAGAAGTAACCCGCGGTACGGCAGTAGCACCAACCGACTTCATTCCAGTAATGAAGGACAACCTAAAGCCAGTGGACATTGTTGATCCACTTTATGACACAGGCTTGCGTGGCTCAAATGTACTTAACTACAACTACATTCCAGGCCGTACACGCTCAACAGTAGATTTTGGTGGAGCAGTATTTGCTGACACCGTGGGCTACGCAATTGCAGGTGTTTTAGGATCAGTAGCAACTACTGGTGTATCTGCACCTTACACTCACACAATTTCATTATTCAACAGCCTTGCATCAGGTGGAGATGTTCAGCCAATTTCTTACACATTGACTGACTTCTACGCGGTAGATGTTCGCTCATACCCTGGTTGCCAGTTCTCTGACTTCTCATTGAAGTTCAACGCAGACGGCATGCTTGAGTATGATGCAAAAAGCACTGGTTTCCAGTCTGAAACTGTTTCAGATCCAACACCTACATTTTCAACAGTTCTACCTACACCAGTGTGGCGCGGTACTGTTTCAATTGGTGGATCTGCCGTATCAACAGCCATGACTGGCAACATTGACATGAAGCGCCCTGCAACACCTATCTATGGCATCTCAAATACACAAGATCCATACCAGGTATTTCTAGGGCCTTTGGAAGTAACAGGCAAGATTACATTTGTCATGGACAATGACTCACAGTTGCTTAACTTCCTTAACAACTCACAACCTGCTCTTGTATTTAACTGGGCTTATGGTGCTGGTGCTTCTGCGGTTCAAATCCAGGCAACTCTTACTAAGGGCGCTTACACCACTGGTGTGATTGAACGCGGTGAAGATTTTGTACAGGTATCCGTGGACATTAACGCGCAATCAAACACAACTGATGCTGGTTCTTCAGGCGGCTTCTCACCTATCAAATGGGTGTTGCAAAACGCTAAGGCTTCAGGTACATACGCATAACTAGATCAGGGCGGCGGTGTGGTTGAGGGCGATTGCCTTCCCGCTCTCCCACACCGCTTGCTCTCCTTTTATGTATGATTAAGGAAGGCAAACCAACAGGAGGCAACATGTCTAAAGAAGTAACACTGCCATCAGGCGCAAAAGTAGTTCTTAAAGATCCAACAACATTACGCGTAAAAGATCGTAAAAATGTTATGCGTACAGCGGATAACGCTATTGGTGGAGATTTAACAAAGGCACTTGCATTAGGTGATGCACTTATTGCAATGCTTGTTGAGTCATGGTCATTTGATTTAATCCCGCCATCAATCAAACTTGAGTCATTAGATGAATTAACAATGACTGATTATGATGCTTTGGTAGATCACACAAAAGACGCGCAAAAGTATCTGTTTCCTAACTTGGCTGAAACGCCACAGACAGAGGCAGACCCAAAAGCGCCTGGCGAGAACTCCAACGCCTAAAATGGTTACTTCAGGGTGGGGAACGCCATGAGGCGTTCTCTTATCCTGATGAGCAATGGTATTACTACCAAATGGCAGAGCGGTTTGGTTGGACACCTGAACAGGTAGATAACTTGCCCGCTAGTACGGCAGATTGGTTAATAGCAATTGCTAGAACCGTTGATGAGGTGAAAACAGAAGGGTTGTGAAATGGCTGAAATTGTCATCAAGAACCTTAAAGATGTTCTCGCCGCAATTGATGGAGCGGCTGAAAAAATTGAACAAGGCGCGCAATTAGGAATTATGCGTGTTGGCCTTGCAGTAGAGCGCCAGGCAAAATTAAATTTTCAAGGCACACGCAGTTATGAAAAGCGCACAAGTAAAAACGGTAGGCCTTATTTAGTAATTACTCCGCCAAAACATGTTGGCGGATCAGGGCCTAACACTGTTACAGGTAATCTAAAAAGATCTATTAAAACTACTTACCGTGTTGGCTTAGGTGTTTACACCGCTGAAGTTGGGCCAACAATGATCTATGCCCGTCAGGTAGAAAAGGGCGGTGGAAAATGGCCGCCAGGGGTAAAATACCCTTACTTAGAACCTGCGGCATTGATGCTATTGCGAAGTGGCAAAATTAACAGGATCTTTACAACCGCTGTTAAAGAGAAATTGGGGAGTTAATCATGGCTGATCTAATTCCACCAATGCTCATTAAATTACAGGCAGATGTAGAAGGCTTAAAAACAGGTTTAGCCCAGGCTGAAAATGCTATCAAGGGCGTAGATAAATCTGTTCAAACAGCATCTAGCGGCATGGCTAATTTTGCAACTAAGGTAAAGCAAATTGGAGCATCTCTTGGTATTGCTTTTGCTGGTACTCAAGTTTTGCAGTTTGGTAGAGATGTAATACAGCAAGCGCAAGAAGCAGAAGCGCAACAGCAACGCTTGTATCAATTGATGAAAGTTGGTACTGGCGCAACTGATGAGCAGATAGCCGCGCTTAATGCGCAAGCAGAGGCTTTGCAAAATGTAGGCGTTGTGACTGCGGGCAACATCACCCAAACACAATCACAGTTGGCAACATTTAATTTGCAGGCTGACACTATTGAAAGATTGACACCTGCAATCCTTGATTATGTCACCGCTGAAAAAGGCGCTAACGCAAGCGCTGATGAATTCAAGCAAATGACAAACGGATTGGCGCAGGCTCTTAACGGTAACTTTGGTTCTCTGACAAGAGTGGGTTTTGTGCTTGATGAGACTACAAAGAAACAAATTTCATCAGGAACAGAAGCGCAACGCGCCGCGGCTATTGTTGAAGTATTAAATTCAACATACAAAGATTTCAATGCGGAATTACGCAATACGCCTGAAGGCCGTATGCAAGTTCTTAGAAATGACTTTGATCAACTTAAAGAAGATTTAGGCAAGAAGTTATTGCCTGCTCTTAAAATGATTACAGACTTTTTAACTGATCAACTTATTCCAGGGTTGCGCTCTTTAGGTAAATTTGTAAAAGATAATTCAACGGTCATTCTTGTATTAACTGGTGCAATCCTGGGAGGCGTTGCCGCTTACAAAGCCTATTTAGCCATTCAAAAATTAGTTGCAGTTTCTATGACTGTTCTTAAAGTTGCACAAGTTCTTCTTACTGGTGGGCAATTAGCATCTATTGCATCTACTAATGGACTTGCGGCTTCTATGTTAAGACTTAATGCAGTTATGCGAGCAAACCCAATTGGCATTATTGTTACGGCTATTGGTTTGCTTGTTGCAGGGTTTGTTGTTGCGTACAAAAAGAGCGAAACATTCAGAAATGGCGTAGCAATTGTGGCTAAGGCCGTTCTTAGTTATGTAGCCTTTATGATCCGCGCATGGGGCGAAATGATCACCATTATTATGAAGGTGATAACAGGGCCTCTTAAATTGTTCTTAGGTGTTATGTCTAAATTGCCTGGTGTTGGTGGCGCGGCTAAACAAGGACTTGCATTAGTCAATGGTGCAATTCAAGGTGTAGGTAATTTTGCTGAAAAGACTGCCGCAAAAATTGAAGGACTCAAAGGCAAGGTAGATAGTTTTACAGACGCGGCTAATAAAGCGGCTAAAGCAGGAAAAGACGCTGATAAAAAGGGCGATACTGGCGGCGGCGGCGGCGGCGGAGGCGGCGGCGGAGGCGGCGGACTTGATGACAAAGCCAAAAAGAAAATTGAAGGCTATAAAAAAGATGTCAAAAAAGTCTATAAAGAAATCAATGAAGTAATTGCTGAAGCCAACGAAAAGGCTAAAGAAGTGTTGGAGAGACGCAATGAAGTCATGGCTAAAGCGCATAAAGATTATGACGAGAAGGTTGCTGATCTTAACAAGCGTTTTAAGGAAGCCAATGAGCAAGCGCAAAAGCGTTTTGATGAGGCTAAGGCTGAAGCCGAAAGCCGTAGAAGCAAGGCTGAAGAAGCGGCTAAAAAACGCAACAAAGAAGTTTTAGCGCAAATTGAAAAAGATTATGCAGATAAAAGTAAGGATCTTCAAAAGAAACTTAATGACGATCTTGCCGACATTAACAAAAAAGCGGCTGATAAAACTGCTGATCTAAGAAAAGCCGCGGCTGAAAAACAGGCTAACATTATTCAACAGTCAATGGATCGTTTGCGTAATGCTTTTGCATCTAAGACTGGTTTTGACTTGGCTGACGCATTTAAGGGTGGCGCAGATAACGCTGACAAACTTATTGCGGATCTTAAAAATAAATTAAACGCCGCTAAAGAATTACAGGCTAATGCCGCGACTCTTGCAGGCATGGGTTACAGCCAGGTATTTATTGAAGAAGTTGTTAAGCAAGGCCCTGAAGCGGGTAACAAGATTGCTGAAGCGCTCAAAGCCGCTTCTCCTGACGCAACAAAAGAATTACAGTCTTTGTATGGTCAAGTAGAAAGTGTTTCTGAAACTGGCTTAGACGCTCTTGCCCAAACAATGAACGCTGGCGGAAAACTTGCAACCAGTGAATTGATGAAATCATTTACACAAGTTTCAACAGATCTTAAAGAGTCTTTGGCTGAAGTCAATACTCAAATGAATGAGTCTTTGGCTGAAGCAAACAAAAATTACAATGAAGCAATGGCTGAAGCAGAAAAAGACCGCACTGAAAAAATTGCTGAGGCTAACAAGGATCTTATGGAGGCTTTGGCTGAGGCTAAGACTGCTTATGATGAGGCTCTTGCTGACGCTACAAAGGCGCTCACAGAGGCTAGAGAAGCCGCACAAAAAGATTTGAATGAAGGACTAGCAGAAGCCGCTAAAACCCTTCAGGAAGCCCTTACAGAGGCTCAGAAAGACTATGAAAAGGCTATTGATGAAATCAATAAGTCCACACAAAAGAAGTTAAAAGATTTGCAAGATAAGTTGAAGGAAATTGCCGCGGCTATGGAAGCAGTAAGCAAAGGATCTTCTGCGGGTGTTATAGCAAATGCGCCTAAGTACACGCCTATTATTGCAAGTCCTATGCCTGGTGGCACAAGCACATCAACAGGCCCTACGACTAATAACAACATAAGCATTACAGGGGTTAATTTAACTGACCCTTACAGCACAACAAATCAAGTTGTTAATGCTATTAAATTTGGCAATGTAGTCGTTCCTACTGCTCCTAGCGCATTGGCCGCTGGTGAGAGTGGTGCAATTGGAGCGGCTTCTATTAGTTCTCGTATTACTACCATACCTACTGCAAAATCTTTGAGCGCAAATTTGAGGGATAGATAATGACAACGCTAACGCAGGTTTATTCCTTTGCCTTCAAAAATCAAGTATTCGGTGGCGCTGGTTCGCCTTACCAAATTCTTAGTGTTGATGGCCTTGAGTCTTTACCTGGTATCCGCAGTCAAGATGATAACCGTGGGTATGCAGATGGTATGTTTTCAGGGCGTGATTTTTTAAGCGGTAGAACTATCTCTATTATTTTTAATACTTTTGGTACACCTGGCGGTGCTTCTGCTCAAACAAATTTCAACACAATCCAAAGTATTCTTTTGCCTCAAACCCAGGGAACAACACCACTCTATTTCAAGTTTCCAAACAGCCCTACATCTGAGCAATTTGTAAATGCTCGCGTTCGCGCTTTGCGCACAAGCGTAGATCCAAATTACACTTATGGATACATTACATCTCAGGTTGAGTTTTTTTGCCCTGATCCTAATTACTATAACAACTTAAATCAAAGCGCTGTTATGGCTGTATTAGATCCTGTTGGCCGTACCTATAACCGCATCTATAACCTGCTCTATGGCAACAGCACTAACTCAGTTCAAACTACAATTTCTAACATTGGGTGGGCTACTACTTACCCAACAATTACTTTAGTTGGCCCTATTATTGACCCAATTTTGGGAAATGTAACAACAAACAATTACCTTAATTTTACTTGCACTTTGAACTCAGCGCAAACACTTGTTGTGGACTTATACAATAAACTGGTTACATTGAATGGGCAACCTGCCCGTAATTTATTAACATCAGGAACTTGGTTTGCCGCACCACCTGGCAACTCAACATTTTCTTTATTTGGTACAGGAACAGCGGCAAATGTTACGGTGGCTACTGTAACATGGAACTCTGCATACATTTAGGAGCATAAATGGCACTACGCACACCGCCTAGTTGGTTACAAAACGGATCACACCCTGCGGAAAATGACCGTTTAACAATGCAGGCTATTTGGGCAACAACAGGCATTGTTAATTCAACCTCTTTGCTTGTTACCGCTAACTCACCTTTAGGTATGAGCGTTCTTGTTGAAGATGGTTGGTGTGTAATCATTGGTGATTACCAGGCCAACATGGGTGTTTACACTGTTTACAATGATGCAACAGTAACTTTAGTTATTGAAACGGCAGACCCAACCAACCCGCGTATTGATTTAGTATGCGCCACGGTTCAAGATAGTTATTACACGGGATCGGCAGATGATGTAATTCTTCAGGTAATTACAGGCACACCTGCCAGTTCTCCTGTTGCTCCTGCACTTCCTGATAACTCAATTTCATTGGCAACCGTAACTGTTGGCCCTGGCGTTGGTCAGATTACTAGCGGAAACATTGCAGACACCCGCGTTCTTACAACAACCAACATGCCTATTGGTGACATTTCTGCGGTGAACGCTGGCGCAGGATTGACAGGGGGCGGATCAACTGGATCAGTCACACTTGCAATTGATGGCAGTGCTACAATTTCCGCACAAGATTTTATTGCAAACATTCCTAATGGGATTGGTTCAGTAAATGATTATTCAACCTTACTAATGATGGGAGCGTTGTAAAAAATGGCAACGACAACAAGCGTATTATTCAGAGGTGCGGCTACAACAAACACCGCAACAACACTTTACACAGTACCTTCTTCAACAACAACTGTTGTAACAAACATTGTGGCAACTAACACTTCTGCTTCTTCACAAACTTTTACTTTGGCTTTGAATGGAACAGCGCTTGCAACAACTGTTGCAATTGCGGCTAATTCATCTTCATTTATTGATCTAAAGCAAGTTTTGGTAGCAACCAACACAATCACAGGTGGCGCTTCTGCAACTTCTGTAAACTTCCACATCAGCGGCGTACAGATTTCCTAAAGGAGAATAATCATGGCTATTCAAACAATTCCTGCACCTAGCGGTGCGCTAACGCAAAAAACACAAGAATTTACAAGCACAGGTTCATTTGTTACCCCTTCTAATGTAACTACTGTTGAAGTTTTATTAGTTGCTGGCGGCGGCGGCGCTGGTTCAACCCGTGGCGCAGGTGGTGCAAGTTATGCAGGCGGTGGCGGCGCAGGACAAGTTGTAAAAAAGTATTTAACAGTTGTGTCAGGAACTACTTATACAGTTACAATTGGTGCAGGTGGAGCAGGTGCAACGGTTGCTAACACAAATGGTTCTACTGGTAGCAATTCTTCTTTTGGTTCTTTATTAGTTTGCGGTGGTGGTGGAGGCGGCGGCGCTGGTAGTAATAGTTCGGGTCAAAGCGGAAATGCTGGAACTAATGCACAAGGCGGCGGTCATTACGGCGGTTTTAGTTTTTCATCTGGTAATGCTCAAGCGGCATTAAATGGTGGTTCTAGCGGTGGTAATGGTTCAGATACAGTAGGCACACGACCTGGTTCTGGCGGCGGTGCAAGTCAAGGTTCTTTTAATGCCAATACTTTTACCAACGCTGGCTTGGCAACTGTCGAGCAACCAATTGGTTTGTATGGATTTGGCGCTGGGGGTAATGGTGCGCCACCAGGAGGAGAAATAGGTGCAGGAAGAAGCGGAATTGCAAATAGTGGTGATGGAGGCAACGGCGCAGGAACTAATAGTACAACTCTTTTCTCAGGTGGTTCTGGTGGTTCAGGTTATTGTCAAGTTACTTATTGGTCATAAGGAGAAAATAAATGTCTGAACAACACTATGTATTTTTGAAAAATAATGTCGTAGAACAGATTGCCGTATTTGCTTCTAAAGATGAAGCACTTGCAGACGCAGTAGCAATTGAACATGGATTTGATGACGCTGTATGGGTTGGAGAAAACAAACCTGTTTTGTTTTCATCTTATGACGGCAAAGTATTTACTGACCCAACTCTTGATTATCTTTATGAACGCGGTATTGCACAAGAAAATACTGCAATGATGGAAGCAAGAATTGCGGCGGAAAAAGCGGCAAAGGCTACTGAAACAGTAGAGTAACGGTATGGCTACAACCTACCGTTATCTGTTTGTGGATCTACTCAGCAATACAATCATTGCTGAGTTGCCACTTACAGGCGTTGGCTTCACGCAACAATTAAATCAGGCTGGCACTTTACAAGGTCACCTGCTTTTATCAGGTGTAAACGCTAACCAATTCAATGTTGATCCGTCAACTATCCCTGCTTTTTGCGGCATTTATGTAGATCGTGATGGCATTTTGGTATGGGGTGGAGTTATTTGGGGGCGCTCGTACAACAGCACTTCTCAGGTTCTTTCTTTCACAGCGCAAGAATGGATCTCTTACTTTGATCACAGGCGCGTAACTCAAGATGTTGAGTTTACAAACATTGATCAGTTAGTCATTGCCAAAACCCTTATTGAAGATGCACAAAATGCAACCTATGGTGACATTGGCGTTGGCTATAACAGCGCAGGTCAAACAACATCAGGGGTTTTGGTAAGCCGTACTTATTACAATTATGAATTCAAGAATGTCTTTCAAGCCATTCAAGACCTTAGCCGTCAAGCAGATGGATTTGATTTTGCTATTGATGTTGGATACGACATTGGTACAGGTTTGCCTGTTAAGAATTTTAATACTTATTTCCCACGGTCAGGAGAAATTTATAGCCCTGGCAATCTCAACACACCAGTGTTTATTTTTCCTGCGGGAAACATTGTTGAGTATGAATACCCTGAAGATGGTTCAGTTGTAGCCAATACTGTTTACGCATTAGGTGCTGGATCTAATGAAGGTAAGCAAATTGCAACAGGGCAAGACACTGCAAAATTTGCAGAGGGTTGGGCATTGCTAGAAACAACTGCTAATTATTCAGACATTACAGATCAAACAGTTTTGCAAGAGTTAGCAGATGCTCAAGCAATTGCAACTTCTTATCCGCCTGTTGTGCTTAAAGTAGTAGTGCCTGCGTTTGTTGATCCTGTATTTGGTACTTATGCCGTAGGTGATGACACGCGCATCATCATTACAGATAGCCGTTTTCCTAACACTCTTGATGAGATTTACCGCATTGTTGGCCTTACGGTTCAACCAGGAGAAGATGGGCCTGAGCGCGTAACATTGACTCTTGCGCAAGGAGCGGGAGAAGCCTAATGCCATACATCAATCAACCCATTGATTTGCAAAGAATGTTTGCAGACATTAACAACCGCCTAAATAAATTAGAAACAGCGGGCCGTTTTACATTTCCTAATGTAACTGTTGATCCAACTTACCCGCGTATTGGTGATGCGTGGCTAAACATTACAACTAACCAGGCAAAGATAGTTGATGCTAACGGAACTGTTCGCATCATTAGTTGGACATAACAGTTATACTTTTTCACCATGAACGCATTAGATTGGGCGGCTTTAGCCGTCAGTATCATCACCATTTTGGGCGGTTTTACAGCCGCGGTACGGTGGTTGGTTAAGCATTACCTGGCTGAGTTAAAGCCTAATGGCGGCACATCATTGCGAGATGAACAGAACCGACAGGGTGAAACAATCAAGCGTTTGGAAAGCCGTGTTGATGAAATTTATAGCCTGCTTCTTAATCGCCGCTAGTCTTACAGGGTGCGGGTATCAAGGTTATACACGCTACCCATGTCAGGAATTTGTAAACTGGGAAAAGGCAGAATGTAATCCGCCGCAATGTGAAGCAACTGGACAATGTACGAAGGATTTATTACCTGATGTGGAAACGACAAATGGCTAGACGCAAATACACACCTGAAGAATTACACGCCCGTTTAATTGTCACCATAGGAATTTTGCTTGCTTTAGTTTTTGCGGGTTCAGTTTTTGCCATGTTGTATGCGTTGGTATTTGTCACACAACCTATGGCACAAGCCCCTAATGATGCGGCTTTTATTGATCTTGTTTCTACCTTGTGCGTATTTCTTACAGGTACGCTCTCAGGCATTTTGTCGGCTAATGGACTAAAATCTAAACCAAAGCCACAGGAAGGAAAAGAAGATGAGCCTAAATAAAGTCATAGAACTTTGTGAAGCATCAGTTAATTACACAGAAGGCCCAAACAATGACACCACATTTGGTAAATGGTTTGGCCTCAACAATCAACCCTGGTGCGCCATGTCTGCATCAAAAATGTACTTTGACGCTGGAATTATTGCGTCAGTAGCCAACACCAAAAAAGGTTTTGCCTCATGTGATGCCTGGTTGAAGTATCTAACAAAGAACAATCAACTTGTGCCGATTGGTCAAGCAAAGCGTGGGGATCTTGTGTTCTTTCAATTTGATGAAGATGCTCAGCCTGATCATGTGGGCATTGTCAAGTTCCACCATACAAGGCTCAAGTACCTACAAGTATTTGAGGGCAATACCTCAAGCGGTAAATCAGGAAGCCAATCAAACGGTGATGGCTTTTACCTCAAGAGGCGTGACTACAAAACAATCATGGCGGTAGCCCGCCCAAAGGAGTAACAATGGAACAAAAGCACCTAGACATGTTGAAATCAGCAATTCGCCACTTTGCAGTTACCGCTATTGCGCTTTATGCCGCAGGAGTAACTGACATTAAGGCGCTTGCATTTGCAACAGCGGCGGCAGTTGTTGGCCCTGCAATCCGCGGC